CACAGCCCCAAAGGGTTACACCTGCTATTGGTGCCATGGAGCCATCCACGAGGGAAGCCAGTACGCGCGCCGCAGTGAGCACAACGGAATCCACTACGTGGCACGCAAGTACCACCCAGAGTGCGAGCAGGCCAAGATTGACGAAGACTTGAAAGGCAAGCAATGACGCTCACAAGCACAGAGCAGCCAGAGGCGCTTCGATTGGCGGACATCGTGGAGCGCCTTAATGTCGGCGTTCATTCGCAAGCTATAGCCGAAGAATACTCGTCAGCAGCGCGAGAACTTCGCAGCCTACACGCCCGCGTGCAGGAGCTAGAGGCAGCACAGGCGCAGCGCGTGCCGTTGAGCGAAAAGCAAGTCGAAGATTTGATTTATGCAAAGCACTTTAGAAAGGGCTGCGCGGCACTGAGTTACGCAAGCACACAAGTAAACCTCAATTGGTACAGGCTTGGATTGCGAGACGGGGAGCGCGCCCACGGCATCACACAGGAGAAGCAGGGATGACACACACAACAGAGCAAGAGCGCGCCAATGTGCTGCGTGCACTTGAGGAATCTCAGAGCCTTCTAGCGGCAATGCTTCACGAGGTGCGACCGGCGGTTGAAATTCAAAAGCAGATGCTGCAAAACCGAGACGCCATCGAAGCAGCGCGCCGCGCTCCAGCAGTGCCAGTGCCGCAGGAGCCAACAAGCAAGCAAGTCGTACTTGGAGCTGGTGCGCTACTAGGGCAACCAGAAAACACGGCCGACAATCGGCATCCGGACTGGCACAGCGCAGTGGCGAAGGCGAGAAGTGTTTATTTGGCCATGCTCGCCGCCGCGCCCCAGCCACCAGAGGCAGATATGGGAATTCCCATATCGGCGGCAGCACCAGTGCAACTGCCTGAGCACGCTGCAAAAGCAGAAGGTGGGATGGTTGTTTGGAATCGCAGATTAGGCGTTCCTCCTATAGAGTCAAAACTCTACACAGAGCAGCAAGTGCGCCAGCTACTCGCACAACACGCGCGCGCGCCACTGACAGAAAACCAATGGCAAAAGCTTTGGGAGGAATGGTTTGACGGCCCAGGGGATGCAGAAGACCTGATTCGCAGTATCGAGCGCGCCCACGGCATACAGGAGCAAAGCACATGACCCGCAAACGAGACATTCGCCGCCAGCGCAAACAGCGCGACGAAGAAAAGCACCAACACCAGCCCCGCTAAGTCGGGGCTTTTTTATTGCCCGAATGAATATGACTACCGAAGCCATCAACCCGATCAAGCTGCTCAGCGCCAAAGAGGTGGCTACCACCATCGGCATGAGCAAATCGTGGATTTACGACCAGATCAAAAAAGACAAGTTTCCCAAGCCGGTGCGCCTTGGCCCACAAAAAACGGCTTGGAAGCTGACCGACATTGCCGACTGGGTCAACACCCTACCCAAAGAGGCTGTGCATTAATCTTCGCCTTCAAGGTACTGGAAAAGCAGGACAAGCGCATCCTCTTTCTCTTTCATGTACTCATAGGCGTTGTAATGTCTATCTTGCACCCCAGAGATTCCGTGGCTTTGCAAGCGGCCGCGGATCTCTTTAGACACCCCCAGACTTGCCAACAGCGTCTCAACACCCGACCGCACGCGCTTCGGTTGAAAATCTCGGTTACCTGGCAGCTTTTTAGCCCAGATACGGATGGTGTTATCCCCCAGCGGCTCGCCCGCTTTGACGCTCAATGCGTACTCGCCCACAGGGTTGCACAGCTCCAGTGCACGCTTGGCCTCAGGAATGAGAGGCACAAGATGCTGGCGCGGCGCGGTACCAACTTTTCCCTTCCCATCCCACAGCACTATGTGCCCGGCGTGAACATCAGCAGTTTTGAGCTCACGCAACTGCTCCAGGCGCTGGCCACCGGTCAGCATGTGCAAACGCAGCACTGCACCGGCCTTTGTATCCAAGTGCTTGATTGAACGCCAGTAGGCGCGCATTTCTGCGCCTGAAAGCGGATTCATGTCCGCGCCACCACCGCCCGCCACTTTCACATCATTGACCGGATTGAACTTGAGCGCATAGCCCTTGAACTTGATGGGCACGGCCGGATTGGTCTTGGCCTCGCGCGCCATCTGAAAGGCCGCGCGCAGCATTTTGCGCAAGCCCCAGGCGGTGGTGACTTTGCCCACCTCAATCATCTTGCGCAGGATGTCGGCAATCTGCTCTTCACTCACTTCGTTGGCTGGCAGAGCGGCCAGCTCTGGCCAGGGGTCAAACACATGCAGCTTGAACTGGGTGCGCACCTTGCGGGCAGACACTTTGCCATTGGCTTGCAGCCAGTCGGCATAGTCCGTCAGCAGCGCCTGCAGAGTGAAGCTGGAGAGGTTTTGCTTTTCTTGCTTGGCACGCTGGTGCTCTGCCTTTCTGGCGGCCACAGCAGCCGCGTAGCCACCAGCATCCAAATTGGCATAGTGCAGCACCGCCATCTCACGCGCAGCCTCTTGCGCTGCCGCCACGGAGTACCCCCGCGCTGTCGGCTTTAGGTCTTTGGGCTTGGCACGCGGGTCCCACACACCAATCGCCTCGCGTGTGCTGGAATTCTGGAAGGTGTAGCGCCAATAAAACATCACCACATCACCCGCCATACGCCGCGCCTCCAGCGACCCTGCTGGGGCTATCTTGGCCAAGCGAATAAACTTGCCAGGCGCAAGCTCTGCAAACAACTGCCCGTGTGTAGTAGCCATCCCAATTCCCTGCACAGACTGTCACAGCAAGAGCCCAGACATTTCTGTGACAGTTCTGGTGACAGTTTTTAGAAGATTGGGATTGTATTGGCTTGGACTGGCTTGGACGTTGCGACCAAGAAAATCAATGCTTTAAGAGCCTCACATAGTCCAAACCTGTGCAGGCTGATGTAGATGTTTTCCTCTACATGAGCCAATTTAAACGCCTTGGCTATTGGCGACAAACACGTTTTTATCCAATAAAAACAAATGCTTGATTAAATAAACTGCTTAACAAAATTCTAACCAACACAATTCTGTGCCAGTCTGGTGACAGTGCAGCCTAAAACTGTCACGGCGGCGGATTATCAAGCAAGAAATTCAGCGCCGTAGCGCAGCAAAAGAAAAGCCCGCAACGCGGGCATCTTTACTTCTGCAGCAACTTATCAACAACCTGCCGCTCCGTCATCACCTGCTTTTTCAGCAGCGTTACTTCGGCGTCTCGCTGCTGGACCAGGTCAATAGATCGGCCAATAACTCCCGCGCTTCTTGCAGCCAGGACTGCGAGCTCTTGGTGTCTATCGCCAAGACTTCTGCAGGCAGCGAGGTCACTTGCAGCTTGTGCGTGCTGGGTGGCGGTGGCGCGGAGGTTGTGCTGCAGGCTTGCAATGCGGGCAGCATCAGCACTGCGGCCAGCTTCCAGCTTTTGAATGGTTTGTGTGTATTCATAGATGTTGTCCTGTTGATTGCCAGCATGCTCCAGCAAAGCGCCTGCATCTTTTTCAGTAGCTGCTTGCGCTTGCTGCGCTTGCTCTTGACCTGCTTTTGCATGTGATGCCTCCAGCGTGGCCACATCCACCTGCAGCTCCGCCACGCGCAGCTGCTGCAGCAAGACCAGCACAGCCAGCCCCAAGGCCAGCCACGGCCAAATCTTTGGCATAAAACCATCAATCAGCTTGAGCATTGCCGCCCTCCCAGCCACGGATGGCAATCACGCTGAAATGCCCGTCGCGCCCCCAGTCGCGGCACAGCTCAGCCGTGGTGGTGCGGCGGCCCACCAAGCCCGGCAACTGCACGCTTTGGCCGTTGACGGTGCCGCGCACCCAGCGGGGCATCTGTGCACAGGCGGCCTCTAACTTGCCTGCATTCGCCAAACCCAGCATGGTGCTGCCGCGCACGGCGCCTTCGCCCAGGTTGTAGAGCATGTCAATAAAACTGGCCTGCACCCACACGTTGTAGGTGGCCCAGTGGTTGAACAAGCGCTTGGCGGACCGCTCGGCCTGCAGGTACTTGGGCAGCTCCAGCCGGTAGCAGTCGTCTTTGCTGTAGTAGCGCCCCGCCACCACTTCGGGCCCGGTGACGCCGTTGCACACGGTCAGGGGCTGGCCTTTGCCCAGCTTGTCAACGTAGGGCACACCGATGTGCCGGCCGCCGCTTTCATAGTGAGCACCCAGCTCCATGGCCAGTTGCACGGCCTGGCTGGGCTTGGCAGGCTGGTCGACCGCCACATAGGTGGTCGTGCCCACAGCAAAACCCAAAGCCAGCTGCATCAGTTTGCTGCGCAAGACGGTAGGGACTTTGCTCATCGCAGCCCCCTCCAGGCGCTCCACGCTGTCACGCATGCCGCCCCAAAGCCCACAATGGCAGCAGCAGGCTTGGCCAACTTACCCACCCAATTAAAAACTTTGATAGCGCCTTTCATGGCGCTAAAAAACTCCAGTAGGTCTGCCAGTTGCTGCTTGAGCTCATGCAGCTCTTTGCGTGTGGCCGTCAGCTCGCGCTCAATGCCAGCCATGCGCACGCTGCCGTTGTCAAACTTTTGATTGATCTGCTGCACCGTCACTGCTGGCAGCTCGTTACCGTGATCGTCAACCATTCCCACCCCTTCCTTAATTTCAGAACCGCCTTTGCGCCCCACATCCCCGCTACTCTCTATTGAAAACAGCGAAATCTTCAAGGAGTTGGATTGCACCAGTGACTGCTGAAGCAGAAACGGCGGCCCCTCCCAAAGTAGCCGCCGCACTTGTTGTTGGCTCCATGCTCATCTTTCTATAGGCGTAAAAAAACCGCCCGAAGGCGGTATTGGGTGTTAGTTACTGCTACTTATTAAGCAGCAAACCTGTTCATGTAACCAAAGGTCGCAGAAGATCCAGTTGACGCAATGGTCACGCGCGCGTTGGATATGCGCATGCGCTTGACAGACGCCATGTCTGCCTCCAGGTTCAGTGCGGCAGGTGTGATCGTTTCATACCCCGGGAATGGTGTCCAACGTATCGACCCAGGTGTGAAAGAAAATCTACCTGCTACGACAGGGCCTGCGCCGCTAACACTTAGCTGAAAAAGGTTTCCGTTAAGACCCGACATCCAAAGCCTCACAGAGTTGGCCCCTGCGGTTCGGACTTGTGCCCGGGCTTTCACAGCGTCAGAGCTGTCAAAAAAATCCAGGTAAAAATCGACTATGGCCCCACCGTTCGGTGATCCATAGTTGTTTGCATTGATCTCCAAGACGTCACTCAGAGCAAAGTCATTGAAGACTCGCACCGGTTGAATTCCAGAATCCCAAGGTTTCACCCTCTGCGCAGCAAATACACCGACGTTCATCGTGCTACCGTACAGCGCATTCCAGTTTTGGTGCGCCGTGTCCGTGGGCAGCACGTTGCTTGAATCAGGCCCTGCAAGCAGCATGACCAAGCGCCCGTATGGCTTGGGTGGCGCTACCGAACGATTTGCCCCGCCACCTGCAATAATTCCGGCAATCATGCGACAGCCTTTGTGCTACCGAACACGTCTGCCGTGCTCGCCGTTATGAATTTGACAGTGACGGTGTCCCCGGGTTCCAACACTAGGGTGCCGTTTTTTGGCGGGGACAGCGCAACGCCGCCAACAGGGGTCAAGGTAAGGTTTCCAGATGCTGCGCGGTTCGCTATGTGAAATTCCTGACCCTCTGCGAACGCTACTGTCGATCCATCAAACGAGGCGGCCTTCGCACCTGTGGCAGTAAAGCGCAAATATGAACCGCTATCTGCCAGTGTCATAGGGTGGGTCGCAATAGCCAGCGAAACTACGGGGGCCGCGCCCCCACCTCCGCCTGTGTCCGACGTATCTGCGATGCCGTGCACCCCACCGTAACCGGATCGGTAGTCCTCGATTGACGTTACCGTCGAAGAGCCTGTATTCAGCTTGTATACACGCGCATAAGCAGATGTGTTTTGCCAGTATGCGTCGGTGGTGCTCGCAGCGATTGCGCCCGTACTGCGACTGACAGTGATGTATACCGTGCTGCTAGCTGGCAGCGCCAGTGTGCCCGCTGCTATCAGGTGGCCGCCCCAACGACCACCGATGTACCCCCACGTCAACCCCACCGTGGTAGTCGCGTCTTTTGCGTAGACGGCCATGTGCTCAAGCGCCTGGAAATTCTCGTTTACTGGAATCTCCGGGCTGTCTTGCGCTGGCATCCAAGGCTGTAGTCCATTGCTCATGCTGCTTGACCTTCCTTCATAGTGATATACCCTGCGCCCAGGGCTTCGGAGAGCTGACAGACCTCGAAGCGCACCACATCACCCGCGCTCAAGCCGTCATTAGCGGACATAGCTGCGGTATAGGTGTATTGAGGGCTTGTGACCTCTGCCTCGTGCAGCAGGGCGTCATCTGGCCCCAACACTTGCACGCGGTAGCGTTCTGTGGCTTCACCCAGAGGCACGCTCGGTGACACACCGCCGTAGCGGTAGCTCAATCGTGTGCGGCGCTGCCACGACAGATGCAAACCCACACCCTCTTCACTCAAGACCCGCAGGCCCGCAGGCGAGAATGGTTTGAGCGCTCGACCCGTGTCCGTAAACGTTTGCGACTGCACATCGCTGATGTACTTGCCAACAGTCGTTGCTTTAAGCCAGCACTGGACCTGCAATGCATTGAGCTGGGTGTTGACGCGGCGCACACTGCGGTTGAGCAGCACACAGCGTTCGCCAACAACATGGCTACCCATAGCCCACTCGGTGCCACGAAAGCCACGGATAAACCCCGTGAGCTGGTAGGTGTAGCGGCCTCGGTCTTCGTCTGCATCAACAAGCTCCGCATTACGGAACCGCACCACCTCATCGCCCACCAGCAGCGCATTAACTGCTTCATCCAGCAACATGGCGCCGCGGCTCGTGCTTGACAGCTGGCCCAGCATCTCCACCTGCAGCACGCTGGCTTCGTCAAACACAGGGGCACCGCTCCATGCAGGCAGCACTGTCAGGGCTTCACCAACGGTCGCAGCCTCAAGAATGGATAGCAGCGATGTGTAGTCGACATCATCCCAACTGCTGGCCACGTTTGCGCCCTTCCATTGGTCTGTGGCCACATTGATGCTCTCAGGAGCCGCCGCCAGATAAAAGCCTGGCTGGTCATCGGCATCACGCAGCAGCGGCACATCCAGCGCATGCAAGATGGTGTCAGGCACGCTGGCCGGGTCTTGCACCGTGATGTAGCCCTCATCCGTGATCGCAGCACTATCGAGCGCGCCCACGTCATCGAGCTTGCACTCCAACTCCAGCCAGATGCCTTGGTCTTTGCGGGTTTGCACGCGCAGGCGGTAGATGCGACCGTCTTGGGCCACAGCCTCCACCACATCGCCCGGCTCTACAAAGGCGTATTTGAGCGGCACCGACAAGGTGGTGCTTTGCAGCCCCGCCACCGCATCCATGAGCAATGCGTCTGCCACGCCTTTTGCCTCCGCTGGCAGCATGCCCACGGGCACTTGCATGGTCTGCGTGCTTTGCTGGCCACTGATAAGACGGTCTGAAAACTGGCTATCTGCGTTGTAGTCACCAGCCATATTGGGGTACGTCAGCGCAATTTGCGCTGGCATCTCCAGGTCATTGCCCATGCGAATTGCCAGTGGGTCATCCAGGCCGCCAGCACTTGCGCCAAACCCAAGATCGACAAAATGGATGCGCGCCACGGGCGTGGTGGAGCGCGGGCGCAAGTGCAGATTGTCAGTGGCTGAGCACTCAAAATGCCAGCACTTTTGCAGCACTTCGAGTGCGCTGCGTGTGCTAGACACTTGCGACAACGCCAATGCGCGAACGGGCTTTTCCAAAGAGCGCAGGTTGCCAACCTCGAAGTCGCCATTTGCATAACCCGCACGCTCTAGCAACTTTTCAGCGGTATTTGGCAAAGTGTCCAGAACCAGGCCGAAGCTACCTTTTATGTCATCGTAGTCGTAAAAAGGCGTGATGTAGTCCTCGTTTGGGTTGTATACCCATCTGATGACAAGTCCTGCGGATGCGCATCGGGCCACAAAATACGCATGCGACGCGCGAACCGTGTCGAGCGTCATAGAACCGCTGGTGTCGATAAAAACAACCACCGGAGCACCACGTGGCAACGCCGACAAACCGCAAATTTCAAACCAGTCTGAGCGGTTCGAAACAACACCATCGTCTCTCGCGACAACGGTCGGCCCATAAAACCTTTCGTCTCGATTTTGTGGAACCCACATCGGGCTACCAGGGCCGGGCGTCAACAAATAAAACCGCCGCCTGGGAAATCTCTCGCGAAACAGCGACCACTTTTCGTTTAATTTTGTTTGCGATTCGTTTGAGTTCTCATCAATCACAGCAATGCAGGTGACCGTTTGAGTGTCTATCGACTCTCCAATCTCAAAAGTCAGATTTGGAATATTCCCGGAGCCGCCAAGCTGTAATCCTTCAATTACCACGTAGCCACGGCCCCTATAGGCAGGCGCGTTGCCGACTCCGACCGCAGCCTCGTAGGTGGGGTCTGGAAGGGCTTCAGGGTCGGCGCCGTTGTATATCCTCAGTGCTCTCCAGCATCCATCCTTTGTGTATTTACCGTTGTATATCAGCTCGTTGTTTGACCATATTCTTGAAATACCAAAGATTGGGTTCTCTGTCAGCAAAATCAACAAGTCACAGTCGTAGGTGTAAGTGACCTGAGTGGCACCACCACCACCGCCCTTGCCGCCCACCTCTTCTTCGTGGCGAGTCTCGCGACGCTTGCTGGCCCAGATGATCTGCCCTGCAATGCGCGGGCTGCCAGCCACCCACGGGATGGTGTCGCCGTAGTCGGTGCCGGTGATCTTGAGGTCTTTGAGGCGCGGGCCTTCGTGCGTTTGGTTCTCTGCAAATGCGTATGCCCCCACCATGGAGCCCGCCACCCAGCCGATTTGCGCGCCAGCAGGGCCGCCAATCATGAAGCCAACAGCAGCACCAACGGCAGAAACAACAAGCTGGGCCATGGCTATTCCTCTTGCAAATTCTTAAAACGAAACGCGCTCACAAACCGCATGGACTGGCTAAACAACAGCCGCGTCTCAATGGTCTTGCCGGCCGCATTGGCGGCGTGGATGATGGACAGGCCGCCGTGCACGTAGTCACCGCAGATGCCAATGTGCTGCGGGTGCTTGTCAAAGGCCACGCACACCACGTCGCCGGGGGCCATCTGATCGCGGGGGATCTCAATCAACTGCTCTTGCAGGTGGCGCACCAGCGCAAAGCCGTCCGGGTTGCGGCTGTAGCCCGTCACGTCATAGCCCGCAGGCAGCGCGCCCACGGTCTTGCCCACGCACACCACCAAGCCCACGCAGTCCAGACCAATGCCGGGTTTGCGTGCCTGGTGGTGGTAAGGCGTGCCAATGCAAGCACGGGCGTGACGCACGATGTCTTCGCGTGTGGTGGTTGTCATACGGGTTTTGTGAGTTCGTCAGGGCTTGGTCGGTGGTACTCAGCCTGAAAGTTGAGGACGTTGCCAAACTTGGCTTTGCAGTCTTCCATCAGCCGTTTGCGGCAACCAGCCACTACGGTGAGCTGGTCGCCCACGGCAATGGGCAGCACCATGGGCATCACCAGGGTGACAACGCCAGCAGCGGTATGCGTGCGCACCTTTTGGCTCAGGCCTTTGTTGGCACCGCTGGTCCATGTAACCATGCCTTCGCCCAGGTAGTCGTCAGGAAACGCAGGGGGCTGCACCAGCGGTGGCAGCGGATCGCCTGGCTGCGCATCAGGGCCTGGTGGTGGCTGCACAGGTAGCTGTGCAATAACAAACGTGCGCTTGTCAGTAACGGAAACAACCTCTACGGCATGTGTGAGGTCGGCAAGATCCCGGTTGCACTGCCCCAACCCCACCGCCCCCAGGCGTGAGCGGCAAGTCTTTTGCGAGACGATGCCCACGGACTGCTGCAGTTTTTGCTTGAGGCCCCGCAGCTCCACGGTCAGCGTGGACGTGCCCAGCGTGATCTCACCCAGCCAGCCGCGCATCAGCACTTCCACATCATTCGCAATCGTGGGCAGCAGCACGTCCCAGCGGTAGCGAAACAGCCAGAACTCGGCGTTGTCCCACATGCGGGCCAGCACCTCTTCACGCACAAAGAGCGTGCCATCGTCCAGCGTGGTGATCTCCAGGTTGTCCACATTGAAGCCCGCCGTGCTGACAATCCCCGACACATTCAAGCCTTGCGTGCAGTCAAACACCTGCTCGGCTTCGTCCACGCCCCACGGCGACACATCCATCACCAAGGGCAAGTCGTGGCTGGTGAAGGCGAACACCTTGCCGTCCTGGCGCCGGATCAGCAGGGCCGATGCCACACACAGGCTACCGCTGTCGTAGTGCGCCTGCAGGGCTGCGGGGATGGTTTTCATAGGCGCACCTCTTCCAGTTCAATGCTGACCCACTCGGTCATCAGCTGCGGGCCGCCCAAGACACGCCACATGGCAGACGGATCTTTAAAGGCCACAGGCACATGAAACTCACCTGTCCACACATATGAATCCCCCGCTTGGTGGCCTGTAATCACCACTCGGCCGGTGTTCACATCGGGGGTGGCCGCCAATGTGGTTGCCACGCCTGCCCTCACACGCAGCACCTTGCTACCGGCTGTCAGCTTGTAGATAGGCCGCACAAATTGGCGGGTGCCAAAGGTGTAGGTGCGGCACAGCTGCCAGGTATTGGCCGCACCAGCCACCGCCGTGGCCGTGGTGTTGCTGGCAGTTGCCCGAAAATCTGACCAGTCCTTGAAGCGGAAGGCATCCGCATCCCCACCCACCACATAGAAAAATGCACGCAGCGCCTCAAACTCTTGCTGCGTTTTGGCGGGGTGGGTGATGCTGTACTCATGCAAGGGGTAAGCCGCATCACGGTTCGTAATACGCTGGCCACCCGAGGCATAGGCTTTGCTGGTTAAAAAGCGGGGGCCACCTTCGGCATCACGGCTGATGTCTTCGGGGAATAAATGCTCAAAAAATGCCATGTCTGTCACCCGTTGCGGCTGATGGCACGCTGAATGCCCTGGCCAATATCGCGTCCCTGTTGCAAGGCCGTTGCGCGGCTGACCCCAGGCGACGCGCTGGCCGTGACGTAGATGTTCTGCACAGTGGACGGCCCACCCCCGCCGCCACCATGGGCGCGCACGCCCAGGTTGCCGTCTGGCCCACGGGTCAGCGGCATGATGGCCTCGGGCCCTGCCTCAGCGAACACGCCTGCGCCCTTGGCAAAGGCAAACAGCTTGGGGCTGTCATGCACCTGGTTGCGGTACAGGCTCAGGCTGGGGCTGGCATAGACGCCACCTTTGGCATTGAAGGCCAAGCCCTTGAGGTTGATGAAGTTGTCCAGCGCATTGCCAGGCATGGCACTGGCAGTGGCGGCCACTGCGGAAGTGCCACCGAATAAGCCAATGCCAGCGCCAATCAGGCTACCCAGCCAGCCGCCTCCTGAGCCGCTACCACCCGCCACACCCATGGCATTGCTGATTTGCTGCTTGATGATGATGCGGGTGATGTCGGCCACGATGCTGTTGGCCAAGTCTGTAAAAGACAGCTTGCCGGTGGTCACAAACGTAACCAGGGCATCTTCCATTCCCTGAAAACCGCGCGCAAAGGCGTCGGCCGTTTGCTGGGCCACATTGCGGGCACTGCTGAGGTAGTCTTCCATGGCCCGAATGGCACCGCTTTGCCACACGCCTTGCGCTGCGCCAATGCGCTCATAGGTTTCCCCATAGATGCGCACCTCTTGCTCTTGCTGCGCCTGTAGCAAACGCATGCGCTCTTGAAAGTAAGCCTCGTTTTCAGCCGTCCAATTGCTGGCTGTGCCGCGCTGGTCTTGCAGGCTGCGCATCTGCTGGCTGTAGTTTTCACGAATGCTCAGCAGGCCCTGCTCACGCCCAGCACGCTCTTGCCCCATGCCCACGCTGGCAACTTGCAAGTCAGCACGGCTTTGCAACTGGCTCACATAGGCGGTGTAGTTGCTGGTGAGCTGCCCCATCGCTGCCGCGTGCTGCTGGATGGCCTTGGTAGCGCGCTGGTCTGCATCAGCCAGGTCGTTTTGCGTCTGAATCTGCTGCAGCGCCAGCTTGGCACGCACATCGGTAATCTGGCGCTGCACATTCAGTGCATCTACGCCCTTGGTCTTTTCCTGCTCCAGCCGCTGCAGTTGCTCTTGCAAAGCACTGCCTTCCAGCTGCGCGCCCTCTTCAATCAAGGCGCGCTGCTGGCGGTAGTAATCCTCCATGGTCACCAGGCCTGCACGGTACTGAATGTCAAGCTGCTGCTTGCGCTGGCCCAGCAGGGCCTGCTCTTGCCGCAATGCAGACTGCAGCTCTGCCAAGTCTGCGCGCCGCCCTGCAGCCAGCAAGCCCGTACCGCCCGCGCTTTTCTCAGCATACTGCTTGCGGATGGCTGCCTCAGTCTTGGCAATCTGGGCAGGGTTGAGCTGGGCATCCAGTGCAGCCTGCTTGGTGGCGTCAGTCTCCAGTGCGCGCGCACTGCGCAGTGCATCCAGATTCTTGCGGTAGTCGCCCAACGCAGCATTGAGCTGCTCTTGTTTGGTCTTGGCGCGGTCATTAGCGGCCGTCACCTTGTCAAACGCCGCAATGCCGGCATCTTGAATGGCTCGGTTTTTTGCCTCTTGTGCAGCACGCTCTTTGTCCAGATTCAGCGCTTGCTTGAGTGCGTCAATTTGCGCATTCAGCTTGGCATTGCCTTTTTGCCAAAGCGCATCATTGCCGTTTGTATCCGCTTGGCCTTGCCGCGCTGCCAGCTGCGCCTGCAAGCGCTCGAGCTGCTCCACGCGCGGGTCCACCTGGCGGCCATTGGCAAAGTTCACCATGGCATTCCAAGCGCCAGAGGCTGCACCTTTCACGGCAAGCCACGCGCGCTCCATGCGCCCCAGGTGCTGCTCCATCTCCGAGGCACGCTGCCCCATAGCCGATGAATAGGCTTGCTGGGCAGCAGCTGCCGCATCCTCTTCGCGGCCTTGATCCTTGAACGCCTTAATTTGTGCCAGCGTGGCAGCTGTCAGATAGCCATATTGCTCATTGAGCTTGATCGATGCCTCCACAGGCGCCTTGCCCAGCTCGGCCAATTCCTTGACCGTGTTTTGCACGGGAATACCAGCACGGCGCTCCAAATCCAGCGCAACGGCCGCAAATTGCTCGAGCTGATCCTGAGCCACGCGGCCCGTTTGCGCGAGCTGTGCCAAAGCATCAGCCGCCCCACTTTGGGAGTAACCACGCTGGCTGAGCAGCTTGGTCATCTGGGTCAGCTCTGCAGTGGTTGTGCCCACGCGGTTGCCCGTCATGATCAGCGCCTGGTTGAAGGCGTCTTGTTCTTTGGTGCCTTGGTAATAGGCCAATCCCAAAGCCGCCAATCCACCCGCCAACAAGGTGAGAGGGCTCAGCAAGCCCGCGATGTAGCCCCCCAAAGCCTTGGCAGCAGGCACAACGCCGCCAAACATGTCTTTGAGCTGGCCACCCTGCTGCAGCAGTACCGTCAATGGGGCCTGCCCACTTTGCAGCGAGACCACGATGTCTGTGAACTGCGCAGGCACCATGCGCAGGGCATTGGCAGTCTGGGCTGCGCTCATTTGCATGCTGCCCAAGCTGGCAGTCGCCGCGCGGGCGCTGGTCTGGCTGGCGGGGCCCAAAGCGCCCAAGTCATTGCGCACTGCGCGCAGGCCTTGCTGGACCTTGTCCGTGCCGTCCAGGGCTAAGGTAATGCCAATGGGCTGCATCAGCGCCCTCCTAGGTCAGCGCTGCGCCGTTTTGCGTGCACGCTCTTTGTCATCAATTTCGCGCTGCTCTGCATACACAGCAAGCGCTTCATGCTCACAACATTGCAGCAGTGCATAGGTGTTTGCGCGCTCATCCGCCGCCAGGCCTGCCACGTCTGCCAGGTAAGCCAGCACATCTGCCACGCGAAGGCCTGTGCGTATGCCGCCATCGCTGTGCCACATGGTTTGCACAGCGCACCAGTGGCTCCAGACGGGCGCATTGCAACGCCACAGCTGGTAAGACTGTGGCGGGGCACTGGCTTGCGCTTGGGGCACCAGCTGGGCCAGCTTGGCCAGCGGGTGGCTGGCGTCAGGGCTGGATTGATGGTTGTGCTGGCTGCGGGCATTGCGAAACCTGTCTTCAATGCTCAGGCGGACGAGCGCGGTGAGTTTTTTGCGCGTGCACCCGCGTACTCGCAGTACGCCACCCAGATGAGGTTGCACAGCCCCGGAATGCGCAGCAACTGCTTGAGCGCGGTGCTGCTGAATGGCACATCCTCACCGTCCGCACCCTTGACCCCCGCCCAGCCTTTGGCCAAGCGCTCTACCAAGGAACGCACGGTGATTTGGGTGTTGGCCAGCTCTTTGTCAAACTGGTCTTGGTCCATGCGCTGCATGTCCACATCAAAATGGAATTCGCGCTCGCGGCCTTCCGCGTCAAAGAGCTTGCCTTTGACGGGAAAGCGCACGGTGTCATCAATTTGGATATCGATTGCCATGCGCTTGCCCTTATGCCGCCACAGGAGTGGGCATGCCTTGGCATTCCACTTCCACCGGGGTTTGCACCACGCCCTGGGCCTGGCCCGTAGGCACGCCCGTGGCTGCAGGAGCGCCCACCGACAAAATCTTGGGCCCCGTGCCAAAGCTGAACATCAGCACACGGTTGCTCTTGGAGCGGTGGGCTTTCACGCATTCCTTGAAACCGGGGTCACCCAGGTCAAACAGGTTGGTGAAGCTGAAGGTGACAGGGTTGGCCACCGTGGCGCGGCGCTTGCGCAGCAAGGCGTGGATGGTGGTGACATCGGCTTTTTCAAAGTCACCGCCACTGGCGCTCACGTCCTGAATGCTGCGGAACGATGCCCCCATGGTGGCCACCACGGCGGTGGCATTGCCCACCAAGTCGGAGTAGTCGCTGGTGTCTTCGCTCTTGAGCTTGAACGTCTTGGCAACGCCATCAAACTCCGACACGATGAAGGCGCGCTCTTGCAGCTCAATCATGCCGTTGATCTCTTTGATCCACAGCACAGCACCGTTTTTCAGCTCTGCCGGGGCTGTGCCATCAAAGGTGCACACCCCTTCTGTGGCTTTGGAGATGGCCGTGAGGTTGATTGCGGCACTGACTGCCGTAGAGACAGAAACACCCACATTGGTCCAAAAAATCGGGTCCATAGCTACCCCTTTCGTTAAATCAAACTAGCGGCGCCAGCGGCATGCCGCACCAAAAAGCTGGCCGTGGCACAGGCGGTTTTCTCGCCGTCCACGTCGTAGTCCCAATCCACCCCGGCCAGTTGCAGGCCAGCCACCACACCACCCAAGGTGGCATCTGCCAGCAAGGCGGCGCTGGCAGACGCCAGCAGTGCATCCAGCGCGTCTTCCACATCCAGGCCTGCACGGGCACGGGCATACAGCTCCACATCCAAAGCGGTATTCCAGATGGCCCAGTGGTTCACCCCAGAAGCCGCTTGGCTGCGCGCCGTACGCAAGCGCACAACCACTGCGGTGGACATGTCTTTGGGCACTACACGCGAGCGGTTGCGGAAAACATTGGGGCTGACGGCTGCAGCTTGCAATTGCTGCTGGGCAGCTTTCAGTGCGCGTGCAAAGGCGGTGACTGGCACTGCTGGTGTAGCGGTATCAGGCATGCAGCGCCTCCAGAATCAGCAGGGTCATGCCGGTGCCGTCTGGCTCATCGCCTTCCACCGTGAAATGCTTGCCAACCACTTGCACTTGCATGCCACGCACGCTGGCGGGCACGTTGGCAGCAGGCAGCAGCAGCGTGGGGCGTGTGGTGGCCATGCCCACATCGCCCACATCACCCACGGCACTGGCATCGTCAAAAATGCCAAGCACCGGCTCTTGCACCCCCTCAAACACCGCTGCATCAGCAAAGTGCCGGGGGTTAAAGAAGGGCTGTGTGCGGTGTTGCAGCATGGCCATGGCAGCGCTTAGGCAGTGATGATGTCTGCGAAGGTGGCGAACGATTCGGTGTTGCGCACCGCAATGTCCACGTCTTGCAGGGCGATCACACGTACCGCACCAGAGGTGCCCAGCGTCACGGTGTCCACCGTCAAATCCAGCGAGCCCCACATGCCAATCACCAAATCTGCAAAGTTGCCAAAAATGGCAGCAGACAGATTGGTGCCGGTGCCCTTGGTCAGGTTGCTGGGCACAGCATTGGTAATTGCTGCCTGGTAGCCGTTGACAGGCGTGTCACCGTTTTCCCAGATAAAGCCGTTTTGGCCGCTGACCTTGCTGGTGGTTTTGAGTGCGCCACGGAACTTGGCGTTGGACAGGTAGCCCAAGGTGCCCACGTCAGCATTGGCCACGCTGACGGCGGTTTCCATATCTACGATGTGCTTCCAAGTGGCTGCGGCGCCATTGGTGCCACCAACAATGGTTGGCGTGGCAATGTGGCCGCCCAAAATACCCTTGGGCTGATTGCTTGTTCCTGAGCCGTTGATGGCCGCTTGCTGGATGGCAAGCGCCAAAACAGTCGCCAAGTCGCGCTGCACCATGGACTCCACATCAATCGAGCTCTGCAGCAACAGCTTGCGGCTGATGTCTGTGAAGGCCCCCAAGGTCTTTGGGCTCATGGCCACTTGACCCAAGGTTTGACCCGAGTTGTTAGGCGCACCATCTTCAGCAACCCAATAAGCCGTGGCTGCACCGGTTTGCTTGGGGATTGCAATGTCGCCCACCAGACCAGCCAAATTCACAACCCCCAGCTTGCTCAAAACCATGGCGTTGCGCAGCAGGTCAATAAAGCTGCCAGACAGCAACTCCGTAGCCACAACGTTGCCGCCCTTGGTGGCTGTTGCTTTGATCAGGTCAGAAGCACGCATCACGTCATAAGGCAGCATGATGCCTTGCGCTTCACGGCTCATCAGCTTGGCAGCTGCAGTAGATGCTTCAAATTCAAACGCAGCTGCATTACGGGCTGCCGCGTTGCCGGGGTTTGCCAACGCATGCAAAGCGCGAACTACGGAGAAGCGGCGCACTTCCTTGTCGGTCATGCCAATGTCAGCCGTGGGCTTGGGCTGGCTGGACAGGTGGCGAATGGCCTCTGCCTGGAATTCCTCTACGGTGATTCCGCGCTGGATGGCAGACATGGCCAGCTCAGCACCGCCTTTGATGGTGGCGGCAATCGCCGAGATTTCAGCAGCATGGTTGCGCTGGGCTGCTTGTGCAGGTTGAGCAGGCACGGCGGTGCCAGCTACTGCGGGGGTAGCGTCTTGAGGCATGGTTCGGTTTTCCTTGTCGGGGGATGGTTGAGAGGTGGTCGCTGCAGCGGCTGCAGGCACTTCAGGCGCTGCAGTTGCAGCAGCCATGGAGCGGCCTACGCCCACCGAGGCATCGGCGGGCACGCTGACCAGCGAGATTTCGTAGGGCTCCCAGTCGGAGATGCGGTAGGTTTCCTGCCCATCGCGCTCTTCAACCAGCACGGCCCGGTGAATGAGGTAGCCCACAGAGACGTTGCGACGGATGCCGTCTTTCACGTCCTGCCACACCTCTTCTGCGCGAGCGCTTTTCCCAAAGCGCACCACGGCACGGGCTATCCGGTCCGCACCGATCTCGACAGATTCGACTACGCCCACCACGTCACGGGGGTTGTGGTCACACAGCAGGTTGGCACCTGTGCGCAAACGACCTTGGCGCATGGCAGCCGTGCTGCATTCCAGAATTTCGTTGCCCCACCAACGCTCCACCGGCGTTTCGCTGGCAAACGCCAGGGTGACGGTGCGAGCCTCTTCATTGATGGCGCCACGCTCCAGCTGCAAGCTGCGCACGGCTTTGCCGTCTTGCAGATTGCGCAGCAGCCCTTCAGGCACTGCCTGCGCTGCTGGTGGGGTTGCGGTGGTTTGGTTCATGTACCACATTGCAAGCCGTTAGCGGTGAAATGTTCAAGGCACAGGATTGCACCAACCATAAAAAAAACCGCCCCAACTTTCGCCAGGGCGGCTAAAGGCTGATGGTTCCCGGCACCAGCCTTGGAGACAACTGGTTTAAGAGGGGGTAGGTGCTTTGGCCGTGCCAGTGGCTGCACCGGGGGTGGCGTCATAGGCAGGCAGCGGCACGCCCAGGGCTTCGGCCTGCTTGCGGGCCTGACCAATGGCTTCCAGAACGCTATCAAAGTCATAGCCCATGGCAGCACACAGGTCTTGCGGACTCATCAGGCCCGCACGCACCTGCATGATGCTGGACTGGGTATCACGCATGGGGTCTACCCACTGCCAGCGGCGCGGCATCCACTCGTGCTGGCTGAATTTCTCCAGTTTGCTGGCAGGCAGTGGCGTTCCGTTTGGCAT